AAAGTTTGTATTGTTATTTTTTGTTGATGTATTTCCTGTCGAAGGTGGGGTATTTAATAAATCATTATCACCAATAATTTCATATGAAATCTCATTTTTACAAGAAGAAAAATTAAAACTTTCAATGTTTGTATTTATTGTTGTTGATTGTAAATCATTTAATGAACATTTTAAATGTAAAATAATATTAGGCTTCACGTCCTTATTATCATTTAATGAAACAACTTGTTGAATAATTTTACCTCCTTTTGGTTTCCTGCCACGCTTTTTAGCTACAGGCTTTTCTTCTGTATTTGCGTTTTCAGTACTGTTGATAATTTCATTAATTAAATTATTTGTTACATTAATATCATCGCTTAAATCTTCGCTTAATAAAGTATTATCAATAGCATTCGAATTATCGACAATTACGCACGTAATATTGCTTAAACTGTTTTTCTTCTCAGCAGCAATCAACTCCAACTCCTTCTTGGATTTTCTACCTCTCTTTTGCTTAACAACTACAACATTTTCACCATTTTTTATTTCAGACATTTATATAATTAATAAAAAAGATTAATTTAAACTGTTTTATTATATAATATTTCGTTGCATCCATTTTTACATTTTTTTCCATGTACAAGTATAGTTTTTATTTTGCGTAGATATATACATATTTCCATCATTACCTATCATTTTTTTACCACAATTTGCTCCATTTGCTGGATATGGAGGTGATTTTCTGTTTTTATATTTTTTTAATGTCTTACTATGATTATTTATTTCATTTCTGACCTTAGTTATTTGTCTTTGCCTTTTTGCTTTACGTTGTTTTTCAGTAGGACCCAAAATTTTACTTTTTAATGATGTAAAAAATGCCATTATATATTATATTATATTATATAAATATATTATTTATATAAATTATTTTTCTATTAATAATTATTATGATTATTAGTATGATTATTATCATAACATTCACGACAAACGGGAATATAGTTATCAGAGCCAACTAATGTTTGACACGTTTCAACTGTTAATCTCATTGAAAATATTCCGGATTTTCCATTTTTACATATTGAGCACAATGATGTTAATTTAGTCACCTTATCACACAACGGTATTAAATCTAAAATTTGCCCGAATTTTTTACGTTGAAAATCGCCATCCAGACCACAAACATATACTTTATTACCCATTTTCAATAAATGCACGACATATATAAATAAATCTTCGAAAAATTGCCCTTCATTTATCAGGTATACCTTTGCATCTTTTAATCTCTCATAAGTAGACATTAAATTATTTGTTTGAACACAAGGAATCATAACTCTATCGTGGTTTGATAAAAGCAAATCGTCATATCTTGTATCTAATGAGTGATTTATAACAACGCAAGGTATATTACAAAACTTACATTGTTTGTAAATATCAATTAATCTGCTTGTCTTACCTGAAAACATGGGACCGATTATCAACTCAAGATAAGATTCGTTACTTTCACTAGATGGTGTCGTCATTTTATTACTATTATACATGTATTATTCTTTAATATTTTATTTCAATTATTTTTACAAATAATATTTTTTACAAATAATATTTTTTACAAATAATATTATTTTAAATTTTAAAAATAGAATTTTTTTAAGTAATATTATCAATAATTATAAGTAAGTATTTAAATAAAATTTATTATTAATAAATAACTAATAATAAATGAGTAAAATTCCCTGGACAGAAGCATACAGACCAACCGAATTTGACAATATTGTATTAGACCCCTTAAATAAACAAATTCTAAAAAACATAATCGAATCATCGTATTTTCCTAATGTTCTTTTTTACGGACCCCCAGGAACAGGAAAAACAACAACCATCATTAATTTAATTAATTCGTATCAAGCTAAAGTTGGAATTAAAAACAAAGATTTAATTATCCATTTAAATGCATCGGATGAAAGAGGGATTGATATTATCAGAAACCAAATTAGTTTTTTCGTCAACTCTAAACCATTGTTTCACGGTGGAATGAAATTTGTCATTTTAGATGAAGTTGATTATATGACAAAAAACGCACAACAAGCACTTAAATATCTTTTACAAAATTACTCAAGCTCTGTTCGATTTTGCCTTATTTGCAATTATATTAGTAAAATTGATGAAGGATTACAAAACGAGTTTATGCGTTTACGTTTCAATCAATTACCAAAAAATGATATTATTCGGTTTCTTAAAAATATATCCACTACCGAAAATTTGATGATTTCCGAAAAATCATTAGAATTAATTCAAAAATTATATAAATCGGATATAAGAAGTATGATAAATTTTATGCAATCAAAGCAAGACACATTTAAAATCGAAAATATTAAAAATGATAAAATTGATAAAAATGCTAAAAATGAACTAGAATTTATAATAGATGATAACATTTGGGAAACTATCACGCATATGATTGTAAATAAAAAAGGCATCCATAATATTGAACCTTTTATTCATAATATAAGTATTAATTACAACATTGATAAAAAAAATATAATTAAGGACTACATAAATTATATTATTCGAAATAAACCAGAGACCATATGTCCAGAATTTTTAAATTTTGTTGAAAATGTAATGCATTCACAGGAATGTAATAATAAAACCCATTTGTATTATTCGCTCTCTAAATTGTCGTCATTTATTTGAAGACTACATAAATTATCCGATGAATTGTAACTTTTCATTCGAATTTTTAATTTAAGCATAAAATCATTCGGCGGAGAGCTTTTCGTGGGGTCGAAAAAATTCTGTTTAAGACTGTATTCGCTTTGAATATTACTAAAGTCTTTCATACTTGTAGATAAGTTTTTTTTGATAGGGATGTTTTTACTTCTTTCATCGATGACCTGTGGAGTAGAATACATTCTTTATATTTATAATAAAGAAAATAATTGATTTAGAATTAATATAAAGAATATAAAGGTAAAACACAATATATTAGTAAGAATGCCTAAATCTAAGTCAACATCGACTTCAACAACAAAAAAGTCGTCTTCTAATATTGAAGATGAATGGATGAATTTTATATCAAATGATTGCGACGAAAATGACATGGACGATGAAGATTTACCTGATGATTTAGAAGACATGAATGAAATTATAAAAAAGAGTGGTGAGACACTGAGTGCTAATTTGAATTTTGAATTTAATACTGACACCCCTAAAGCGAATGAAATATATATATCAACTAAAACTAAGATTGCCTATCTAAATCAACACATTGACCTAAAAGAAGTTTTCTGGAAAATACCTGTTTTGCCTTATACTATGCCTAGAAATGGCGTTATTAAAAAGCAAATGAAGTTCAATTCGTCTACCATTGAAGATTATGAGATTATTCAAGAATTGGTTAAAAAGGAAACATATTATGAGGAAAATGTAATAACTAGCATTAATAACCCGTCGGGTAGAATTAAGTTCAAAGACATTCGAAAAGTTAGCATCGGTATTTCCAAGAAAGACATTATGAGTTATCGGTCGAAAAAGAAGAGTGCGTTTTATAATTGTTTTGTCATCATATTACGATTAAATGATGCGGGAATATATAAAGAAATCCATGTAAAAGTGTTTAATACTGGCAAACTGGAGATTCCAGGAATACAAAACGAAAGAATATTTAATATGACATTAGCCTTGATTATAGAGACAATTCAACCTCATATTGAAAATAAACTGGAATATAAAAATGATAGTAATGAAACCGTTTTAATCAATTCAAATTTTAATTGTGGGTTCTTTATTGATAGAGAAATATTATATGATGTTTTGAGATACAAGTATAATATTCACGCTATTTACGACCCTTGCTCTTATCCAGGAATTCAGTGTAAGTTTTATTATAATCCAGATACTGATATTCAGCTTGGTTGTCAAATTTCAGAGGAAAATAAACACTTGTATAAGAATATTAACGAAATCTCATTTATGATTTTTAGAACCGGAAGTGTATTAATCGTGGGTAAATGTGATGAAAATGTGCTTATGATTATTTATGAATATCTCAAAATAATTCTTAATAATGAATTTA